TAACCTGTTTTGAGTTTTAGACAATTTGGTGCTTGTGCGAACGAATGTTAACAACCTCGAGGAGACGGGAAAGGTTGGTTAGACCCTGACAAGTAAACTTGCGCGAACTAATCATAGAGGGATTAGGAGCTTAGGCACACGGCTCGCAAGGTCGTGAGAGCTGAAAAGGCAACACTGGCATTCAATGTTCTAAGCAATCTGAAAGATGATACAAGCAGCTCCCGACTGAAAGGGCAAATGTAAGGGCGGGTGACAAAGTGGCAGAACTTGACATATCGGAGAGACGATAACAGGGCTTAAGATTGAGCCGCAAAATAAAGAATCAATCTCTTTGAAAAAAACTGTTATCGCAGTAATTCGCACTGACTTGCTACAAGTGCGAGATAACAAAAATGCCGCTTAACTGATAAAAAAAAGGGATAGGTTAAGCCGCTCCGAGGCTAAGGGCATAGCGTAATTATTTATTCGTCCCTTTTCTGGCTTGAAGCCATTACAAGCATAAAGAAATGGCAATTAAACAAAACGGCATTCTGTCTTTTACTAAACGTTTTTAAGTCAAAATTTCGTTAGTGGGTGCCGTTCTGTTTGGTTCCTTAGGTTATTAGCCCTCTTCGGAGGGCATTTTTTTTGAGGATTAAAAATGAAAAACGTTATTGATTTTTTATTGTTTGTAATCGTTGTTGCAGTTTTTCTTCCTGCCGCAATGGCTTTGGTTTTACTTTAATCGAGGATCGAAAAAATGAAACAGTCACTAAAAACTTTAATTACCGCAGTTTTGGCATTTGCACTTAGTTGTACCGCGTTATTTTGGCTCAACCCTGCTAACGCCGCCGAATATGCGACAGATTACAACGACAACGGAATCAGTGAGCAAATCAGCGCGGAAGCGATTGCGAAAGCAAAAGCGGAATGGATCGAAGAAAACGGCGAATGGCAACCGAATTTAGATGCCGACACCGAAAAATACCTGCGAAAAACCACCGCACTTTTACAGGAACAGCGAAATGAGAAAAGTAAGACGCGGTAGCGTGTTTAGTTTCGACAATCCCGACGATTATTACGAATCGCTGGAAGAACGTCCGCAACGAGACGAACAGCCGGAAGATGACGAAGAACCGGCGGACGACGATTGCGAATATTGGAAAAGTAATTGCTATAGCAGAGGTTAAAAATGGAAAACCAAGAACAAAAATTTGAATTAATTATCAGCACAGAAAGTAAAGTGCTGACGTGTAATATCGCCGACTTTGAAAAACAAGCGGAACAGTTTTTATCTACTCTCACGCAGTCCTTTGAAACGGACGAAGATTTCGGGCGCGCAAAGGAAGAAGTAAAAATCCTTAAAGAATTGGAAGATAAAACCCGCGCGGCGATTAAAAACGCACAGCAAGGCGATATTAATAAACTGATCGAACAGGCGGAAGCGATCGCGGACAAATTCCGCGATGAACGTTTAAGTCGCGATAAGTTGGTAAAAGCCAAAGAAACAGAAGTACGCCAACGTATCGCCGAGGAGGCAATAGCGGAAATCATGGACGTGCGCAATAAAACTTGCACCGAAAGCACAATTTCACTTGCCTTGGAAATTACCACGCCGAAGAACGAAATAAACCAACGTATGCAATGGGCGACAAAAAACAAACGCACTATTGACGGATTGACTAAAGCGGTAAATGCCGAAAAGGCGTTGGTACTCGCTGAATTAATGTCGGAAATCGCGCGCCTGCAATCGCGTTTAAAACTTATCCCAATCTCGCACGAATATCTGTTTAGCGACGCGGTGAAATTGATTGCCGGTGAAGACGACTTGGAAGAAATTGTGGCGCAGCGTATCGAAGATGAAAAGCAACGCGAAGCACAACGCGCGGCAGAAGCTAAAGCGGCGGCATGTAAAGCCAAACAGGAAGCGGAAGAACAGGCAAAAGTACAGGCGGAAGCGGCGGCGGTCGCGCAGGAAATGGAAGCGCAAAACCAACCTGCGGCACCGGTGCAAAGCGCGGTTGAAAATCACGGTTTTGTTATCCAAATTTCGTTGCCACCAATGCCGCAAGCTGACGCAGTAACTATCGCGCGCGAAGTTAAAGCCGTTTACGGCAACAAATACGAAGTAACACTAAAACCACTTAAAGGATAAATGAAAATGGCAACAGCACTCCAAACTTTAACCGATAAACTTGCGCAACGCTTCGACATGGGCAGCAGTGAAAATCTTTCACAAACCCTCACGGCAACAGCATTCCGTGGGCAAAAAGTTAGCCCAGAACAAATGACCGCCTTACTCGTTGTCGCAAATCAGCATGGATTAAATCCTTGGACGAATGAAATTTATGCGTTCCCTAATAACGGCGGCATTGTGCCAATCGTAGGCGTAGATGGCTGGTCGCGCATTATGAACGATCACCCACAATTTGACGGCATTGAGTTCGATTTGGATGATGAAAAATGCACCTGCCGCATTTATCGCAAAGACCGCTCAAAGCCAACATCCGTAACCGAGTATCTCGCAGAATGTAATCGCAGCACTGCACCTTGGAAATCACACCCTAAACGAATGCTCCGCCACAAAGCAATGATTCAGTGCGCGCGTCTTGCGTTCGGATTTACGGGTATTTATGACCAAGATGAAGCCGAGCGAATTATGGAAAATAACCCACCAATCAACGTAACGCCGAAGCAAAACGTAATCGATGTTAAGCCTATTGAACTGATTTCCGCCGAACAGCTGCAAACTTTACAACAACTGATCGAAGTTACCGGCACGAATGTTGAGAAAGCTCTCGCTTATTACGGTGCAGACAGCATCGAAAGACTATCAACACAAAGTGCGGTCGATTTTATCGGTAAATTAAACCGCAAACTGGACGCGCGGGAAAATGCCGCCCAAAACAATGATGAAAATCTTGGAGATAATATCCCGCTATGATCGACGGATTAATTACGCTGGATTGTGAACAAGGCTCGGAAGAATGGTTAGCCGCAAGACTGGGCATTCCGACCGCGACCGGGTTTGAAAACATCGTCACCGCCACCGGCAAGAAATCGACAAGCTATATTAAATATATGGCAGAGCTGATTGAAGAAAGCATTTTGGGAGGCGGTGATACGTTTAAATCCGGTTTTATGGAGCGCGGCAACCAGCTCGAACCGCAGGCGCGCGCCGCTTATGAGTTTTTAACCGGCAATGACGTTATACAAGTCGGTGGCGTGTATCTCAATGAAGACCGCGAGGTTATGGTTAGTCCCGACGGATTAATTCCGTCACTCAAAAAAGGGCTTGAAATCAAATGCCCGAAAATGAGTACCCATATCCGCTATTTGCTTGAGGGTGGCGTGCCGGCTGAGTACGTCATACAGGTGCAGGCGAATTTATGGGTAACGGGCTACGAAACTTGGGACTTTGTGAGTTATTGCCCCGAGTATCAAAAACAAACGCTTTATTTGTTTACCACTGAGCGCGATGAAAAATTAATGAAAGCGTTTGACGAACATATCCCGCAATTTGTTAAAACGCTGAAAGCGTATAAGGGTTAATTAAGTAATTCATCCAAAGTTAAAAATGGTTCAGGATTTAATGATTGATGAAATCTTCTATTTCTGAACTTTTCCTTCAAATTTAATGCAACCTTATTCGCCACCCCAAGAATTTCTTCTGAAATATCTTTTCCTTTAGTTGCGGAAAATTGAAATAAAATATTGCAAATACAAGGAGGTGGATTTATTTCTGAGCCAGTACCTTGACTATGCTCATCCACATACTCGAAATCAAATTCAATATTTGGGAAATCTTTAGACAAATAATGTCTCAAGATTTGAATATATTCGTCAAAATATAAATGTAATTGTTCTTTAACTTGAGAGCTTATACGAATAGTGCATTTCATGAATATATATCCTTATTATTAATGATTTATTAGGTTAATAAATAGCATATATCAAATCGTATTACAACAACCCGCTTACAAGGCGGGTTTTCTTTTATCTACAAGCAACACTTAAATAACAGGAGGCTCGCATGAGCAAAACTAACTTTGATAAAACATTATCTCAACTTAATCGCGGCGAATTAAACGCAGAATTAACCGACGCACC